ATGATATTTGAAAATCCAGTCAGGCATTCAAGCCCTTGGTTTCTGAGCCCCACCCAGGCCCCCCAACGTCTTCAAACACTACCAAGCAATATCAGGCCTTACGTGGCAGACCTGATACGCGATGGTTTCACCGTCATCAAAGGGTCGATACCCAAGGAAAAATGCATTTCAGTCATTGAAAACTTCAAGACCTTTGCCCGCTTGAACAGTGACAAATTCGCTAAATTTCTCGATCAGGACGGGCACTACCCCCGCATTGTCAATCTGCACGCGGCCTTTCCTGAACTCATCGACCTATTCGACAAGAATAGGATTGCGTACGACGTTCAGGAAGCCATGTTCGGGAGTGCGCCAAGCCTCTACACATCGCTGTTCTATGAGCGAGGCTCGGCGCAACCCATTCACCGCGACACGCCTTACTTCTCGACGAAACCTGAGATGTACTACCTGGGCGTATGGGTCGCACTTGAGGATGCAAACGAACAAAACGGTGCTCTGGAAGTGATGCGTGGCGGGCACAATATTCCTGAACCGGATCGTGAAGCAATTGCCCTGGCTCATTTTAAAAGCCTGGATGTGGTACCAAGTAGCTCCGCTCTTCTGTGGGATGGCTTTCAAAATGAGGTTCAACGACTCTGCGCTGAAGCCGGAATAAAAAAAGAACAATTATCCGTGGAAGCGGGGGACACCGTTATCTGGCATCCACAACTACCACATGGCGGAGGACAGATAAAAGACATCACGAAAAGCAGATTCAGCTTTGTGATGCATACAACCCCACGGGGCACGCCCGTTTATCATCATGATAAATTTTTCAATCCGATGTCTTCCGCTGAAATCAACTCTGGGCGTCTCTATGAAAAATATGGCGACAGCTATATAGTAAGACACACCGAGGTTGACTTTGCTCATGTAGAACTGGTTTCAATCAGCGGATTCAAAAAAACCTAGTAATTCAGAGCCACATTAGAGTCGGGCCCGTATAAGCCCGACTATGGAGCGGCGTAACTCAGAGGAATCTAGCACTTCCGCGCCCTTTTACAGCTGCTTTTATGAATTTGTTAGCGCGGCCTGAGCGGTCTGTGAGCTATATCTGGAAAGAAATTGGCGCCCTCTTTCCACCCCCTCACAGCCGTCCTATATTCGCGCCAGTTTCCTTCAGTGATAGCCAAGGCCGATGGATCACCGTCCTCCAACGCTATCAATTGATCAGCGATCACATTCAGTTCTGCGACGCGCCACTGATCTTCAATCATGGCAAGCTGCATAGGTGTTTTGGTGGGAATCACATAATCGGAAATTTTTCCGAACTCTCCATTTATAGCCCGCTCGTATAATTCACACCCATGACCTTCTACGTCATAAGGTGCAGCGGTGAAACCCACCTCTCCAGGCAGACAGTCGACAGCAATCATTAAATTGATCGTCGTCCGATTGGCATTTCCCCACACAGGCGAATGGGCCCTGATATTCATTATAAAATCCTCTGGAATAATGTTCTACCGCCTGCCACGGTATCTCCCATGCATCGCCAGGTTCCGGTTGGACTAACCTGTCCATTCCCCGCTTCGAAAGCGTACTGCATATTCCCGCCTTGTATTGTCGTACCCGGGGTCATGCCAGTATTCACTAGAAAAAAACCATAGGTTCCTATACCGCCAACAATCAAGGATGCAATTTTTGCTTGACTGTTAGCATCATTCCAAACTGACGCACCATTAACTCTAAACTTATTTCCATCAGACACTATTACGTCTAGGGTGCCGGGAGCTGAATTAAGTAAACGCACATCGTAATCACTCAGTTTATTATTGCTATGAAAGTCTATATAAGGCTTAGAAGCGGATATCTCTATTGGCCCGATATTCAATACGTCTAACGCCCCCATACCAATATTAGCTCTCGCTTGAGACGCCGTACTACCACCAGTCCCACCCTGCCGAATACTCAGCGGCGTAGCTAGGCCAGATAGAGAAGTAATATCGGAGTTATTCCCACTCAACGCCTTGATCTTATACAGTTCAGCGAAATTTTCATTGCATTTCACATTGGCGCTGCGACTGGTGTCACCACCAACCCCATTAGGCAACTGACCGAGATCTATAATTTTTTGCGGCATAGTTAAATCCTACTTCAAGAGAAGATTTATAATTATCATATATAAAATTAGCTCTACGAGGTTATCTTGGCAAATACCGCCGGCAGATGAAAATCGTATGGATTGGAAAATGATTCGGTGATCGCGTACAAAGTATTCTGGGGAAAGTCCCACCAGTTCGCCAAGCTTCGGCCCACATTATCACCAGACAAAAGATTCATTCCGAAAGAATTAATTAACAAATACTCATTTTCAGGAAAATCAAAGGATACCGTATAGTAATTTCGCCAAGAATTAGTTTCTGAACGCTCACTTCTCACGTAGTTCCAGTTTTGAAAAGACCGTGTAAACACAGCGCAAGCCGTGCCAGAGTCAAACAATAGATGACCAGCGCCATTGAACAACCTCATTCCAAAATTCGCCACTGGTTGGGCAGCGAAGGCACCAACGAAATATCTTCCATTAGGCTGTGCTGAGAAAACGTTGTACGCACGAACATAAAACCCTTGCCAATTGCCAGCCGACCCTAGCAGGCGCATCTGCGAAAGGCTGGCAACTGCTCCAACAGTGTCTGGCCGCACGAATACCAACGGCGGTTCCTGAGACGTGACGACTCGAGGAAACCAAGTTGTGGAGCCCAAACCAGACTCCTCAGTGGGCGCATAACGTCCACCCACTATCACGCACAGTCTTGCGAACTCCGAATCCAGAACCACCACGTCGCTGTTATTTTTGAAACTTAGCCCAAATCCCATTTCAGTAGAATCTCATCACAATCAAGCGCATCGTGCCACTTGCGGTGTTGCGGCCATGCTCCCAATAGCGCATGTAATTCGCTACATACGCGACATCGTTGCCCATCTCCGTTTCGAACTGGCGGTCCGAATATGAATTGAACGTTCCTAAAGGAATAACGATGGCCACAGCATTGCCGGGATGACATCCATGTACTGGAAAGGATCTAATCTCTCTAGCACCGCCAAATGATACGACCTCAGACCGAACAACGCGCAGGGTGAATGAGTTTTCGTCTAGCTGCAGGCGCCCGTCCTCCCCCCATATACGCATTCCAAAGCTCATGCTCTCAGATCTCCTAACTGCACACGTAGTACGCCATTAACATCGAAAACTTTCACTGCGCGATTGGTGATGGCAAGTCTTCCGCCACCCGGTACAGTCCCGTTGAATTCGAGTACCCCAGCCTTATCCAGCCGCCAGCCTCGGTGTCCGGGTTGATAGTCCTTGGACTGGATGTACTCACCAATCATGGCATTCGTAATCCAGCCGGTACCTATCAGCGCCTGGCGAATAAATGTCTGGCCGTTCTGTACGACAAAAGGCGTTGTGATCGCCCCGTCACTCAGGTTGTTTACAACAGCAAAGCGATCCGCACTGACCAAAAACTGGCTCTGCAACCCGACGTCAGTGTTCTCAATGCCCAGCCCTATACCTGCTGCTACATACTGCCCCTTCTGGTTGACTTGCAACTTGACCGACCACATCGCTGAAGCCTTGCCTTCAAGATCCACGACGGCCTGGCTTACCTCCTGCACCGCTGCATTGGTGTCATCGACGGAGACCTGAACCTTTTCGACGCGTTTGCCTAGGGCAATACCGTCTTCGATGCGCGCAGACTGTTCGGACCAGACTCCGACGAGGCTGGTGGACCCAGCGTTGTCGCCTTCATCTCCGGCCAGCGGTGGATTGACTTGCGCAGATACGCCCTCGACTTTTTCCGAGATAGCTTCGATTGCACCGGAGACACTCTGCAGTCGGCCGTTGACCGAACCCGGCAAATCGGCAGGGCCGTCGATAAGGTCAATGCGGTTCGTCAGATGCTGGCCAAGGGAGGACTCGCTGACCTGACCGGCGAAGTACTCCTCATACTCTGCCTGGTCGGTGCTGGATTGCCCATCTACGCCATTACCCTTCGGATACCATTCACCGATGTTCCCGATGCGATCTACCAGCCGCGCCCAATAGAAAGAGCGTGCTCCTGCCATCAGACCCTCAATGGAATGCCGTGCCTGAGGATAAGCAAAGTCCGCAAATTTCTTGGCGTCTTCTCTGCTGGGCGTTGGGCTCTGCCAGATTTCCGTACGTTGCGTATCTTCTGCACCGGGAGGAAATGCCCATTCCAGATTGATGCCGTAAACCTTGCTACTAGCCCGCAAAAATGACACCACAGGCGGCGGCGTGGTTTTGCCTGCAAGTTGTATCTCTTGGCTTGTGCCCCAGGTTGAAGCCACGTCCATAACGTTGACAGCGCTGACGCGTGCCACATAACGGCCGGCATAAATGTTTTCAACATCAACACCCAAAGCGCCTGTCCGAGGTAGGCGTATCCAGTTGCCGCTGTCTTTGCGCCATTCGACGTTGTAGGCCACGGCTCCCTCAACCGCCGCCCAACTGATACGCATGGTAGTTATGGCAATGCCTTGGGAAACCATGTGTCTGGATGTAATGGCGATGTCGGTGGGTACCGCCATGACTCCTGGCGGGATAATGGTTATCGGCTGTGGTTCTATCCGGGCTCCGTGGTCGATGGCGTCGTACTTTTTCGGCTCATGCTGCACGGCCGTTATCTTGTACTGGTGAAGGCCCTGCGGCTCGATGGTCTGCACGCGGTAGCGCATCACTGTAAGGTCAGCGCTTTCCACCGACCAACTGCATTCGGCTTCAGGTAGCTCGGAATAGGCGGCCATGACCGTGACCTTACGCCCTTCGACTGTTTTGACGATGCGCCCTTCAGCTTTCCCGCTGGGCAAGTTGAGGATCAAGCGATCTTCGGGCTTTACCGGCGTATCCATGTCCAGGGTGATGACCCGCTTTGTGGCGGCGGCGATACGCCCGCCGTTGGGACGCCCGGAGAACAGCTCATCGGCCACGCAGATGATCTGCCCCGGCTCAATATTGCGACCCTCCATGCCGGTCGCGAAGGAAACTGACCAGCTCTCGAACTGTTCTGACTTCAGCGCCCACGTACCATGGCGCATTGCCTGCCCTTCCGACGTACAACCGAAGGCGGAGATATCCAATTGCCTGTGACCAAGAATGCCGATCAACTCATCATTGGTGACAGCAACCTGCTCGCTCTTGAAGTCATTGGCAGGGTTGTCCCAAGTCACTTTCGCGCGGGTGTGTCGATCAGGCCATGCAGCTGCTCTGTATTCGAACTCTCCAATAACGTTCGAGCGGGTAAAAACATACCCATCTTCGCTGCCGGGAATATCGGCCACCATGGTGACCATCGAGCCGTTCCAACTGCTGCTTCCATGAAAAACGCTGGCCAGATCAGACAGCAAGGCGTACCCCTCAGTCTGATCCTGTATATAAACGTTGGTGGTCATGCGTCGCTCAACACCGCCTTTGCCGTCAGGGACCAGCACATCGCAATAGCGACCAATCTCGTACAGCGTCCAGCGGTCAACCATGTCTGCGCTGATTCTGCGGCCCAAACCATAACGACGATGCAAGACCAGGTCATACCAGACCCAGGCCGGATTATTGGAATACGCCTGCTTGAATGTGCCATCCCAGTTGCCGATATAGACGCGGCTCGCGGGGTCGTAATTGCTCGGGACGCGAATAATACGGCCACGAGCGCGCACGCTGAACTTGGGAATATTCTGGAACTGGGAAGCATCGAACTGGAGTGCGCCCACCGCCAGATTCGGGTATCGCAGCTTGGCATCGATGACTTCAGTCATACCCTTGATGCGCATAACATCAGCAAAGTTGCTGTCGTTGCGATTAGGGGTAAGGCGTCTTACCCGGATCAGTACCGAACTGAACCCCGTAGGTAGATCAATGCGGTGGCTACGCTCGTACTCACTTGTACCCTTGTCGTTAAGCGTCGCGCTGAGATATGGCAGAAAGCTGCCACCATCGACTGCCATGTCAATTGCGTAATCGACCTGATAACCGACCTGATCGCCATTGCTACGCTGTTCCCAAATCTGAGGCCAGGACAGGCGAATACGCACAGCGGAGAGTTGTGGGTCATTGACGCCGCGAGTCCAGGCGTTGTCCGACTTGAGCTCGACGGGAAAGCCTTGGGTAATCTCATTCTCTACTGCGGGGAATCCTGCAATGTGCTCCTGATCGACCGTACCGGGGCGAAAATCCCAACGGCTGCCAGGGAAGTTCTCGCTCCCGTCGGGCGACAGCAGCGGCGTGCCGTCGAGCATCACCGAGCGGTTACCATCGACCGGGCCAACAATGGGGCCTTCACTGAGGAAATACAGCAGCTTGGCGGTCGCGATAGACAACGCGCTGTCTGGAGCCTTGTAAGGTTGATAGGGCTTGGGTTGGCCGCCTTTGGCGCCCGCCACCCTATCTAGAGTCTGTGATGAAATGTTCATGAGTAGTCCTTTACTGCTGATCTTCCGCGTATATACCCGCCGAACCGACGGCACCGCCGATGTCTCGCTCGCCGTAGAGCAAGGGCTTGCACCTGCCTTGGGCCGTTGTGGTGACCGCACCTCCAAACGCATAGGAGGGTTTATTACCGTCGTCCTCTTTATTGAGCAGGCTGCCAAGAGAAGGAGCCATCATGGTTGCCACGCCACCCAGCAATAGCCCTGCACCCGCAGCCGCCAAATATGACTGGCCAGAATAAAGACCCACGGCAATCAACACGACGCCAGCAATCGCAGCAAACAGCCCGCCGCCTTTGCTGCCGATAACAATCGGCGCGATACGGATTGATTCGGTGCTGTCGCAACTCATGGAAAGTTCTTCTTGCGGCAGATTCTGCCTACCGCGAAACACCGCGAAGGTCAGGCCTCGCTCTTCGGACAGACGCAGGAAGCGCCTAAACCCTGGCACCATCACGCACAACGCATGTACAGCCTCGGCCCCTGAACGAACGGCAAGTTGATGAACACGACCAAAACGCGAACCCAGCACCCCGTATAGCCGAACTTCGATCACGGGCGGTATGTCGCTAGACACGGTTGTCATACGTGCACCTCTGGAGCCTGGCGGTGACGCAGGATCAAATGTGTGCAGTCAGCCCACATGCCTCCGTACACATCACGACTGGATCGTTTGTTGTAGCGATGGTGCAGAAAAGTGCCTGGAGCTGGATGGTGCCCTGGCTCGCTGTCGAGATGGCCGTCGCCCAGATAAATCCCGGCATGATTTGGCGCGAGCGCGTCTATTTGCATCACTAACATATCCCCTCGGCGCAGATCGCTGACCGGATAGAACCCGGCCTCTTGGTAATAGCGCTCGTAGAGACTTTCACCGGTTTTCCACCAACCGTCGCGACGAGGGAAATTGGGTAATTCCAGCCCCCATTCACGCCAATAGAAGTCACGGCACAGCGCATAGCAGTCCAGTACCCCATGGGCGAACTCGCGCCTAATCAGCGGTGCCTGATAACCACTTGGTGCAAATTCCACATACTCCCCAGAAGGCCAGCTGACGATGCACCACGGTATTTCATGGAGCTCACAACTGACTCGATCAGCCATGCTTGGTTGCGGCAGCACGTCAGGATGGCTGTGAACGATGGACAGCACCTCGCCCTTATCTTCGGCAGCCGCCTTGTCATGCGGATTGATAACGAAATGCTCGCTTGGCGTTATGGCGTCGTTACGGCAAGGGACATAATGCTGCTGCTCCCCCACCTGAATAACCACCCCACAACATTCTTTGGGGTATTGCTCGGCGGCGTGCTGCCGGATGTGTTTCAACAGAGTCTCGTTCATATTTTTCTCAAACCATCGATGCGCCGGGAGCGCCGCCAAATGAAAGCGGGTTGCCTTTGCCGAAACGTTTTTCGCAATCGCTGACACGTCCTCCGCAGCGGTCCAGTGCCGGGTTATCTACTGGGTTGCCGTCGGCATCGAACATCAGGTTGCCGGTGTAATTGCAGTCCGGTCCTCGGTATTCGCCCCAAAGGCACCATTCGCAACGGTTCATGATCTGCCCGGCAGGCAGCCTTTGACCCTTAACCGCCGTAGGGGGAGCCAAAGCAAAGGTCACCTCAGCGCGGCTGATACTGGTGGGCTGATTGACGTAGGAGATGTCCACCCTTTCCTGAGTCGAAGCGTCCGGGTTACCCACGGAGAAATTGGCGGCATCCAGATATTTGGCGTAAGTCTGGCGGACGGTGAGGCGAATTCCGCACAGATGCTGGAACTGCACGCACAACGCCGTTATCAGGCCATCGACATTGCTGATTTTGAGCATTGGCGTTGAGGTGTTTCCCTCAACGCCACGTCCGAAACCAGCGACCTCAAAAGGCCGAGGGTCGTAACGCTCGCCTTTCCAAAAGATCGGCTCTGCCTGCTGGTGGGCGTGGTAACGCAAGATACCCATACCTCTTGATTCACCATTCAACTCGATCAACTGAATCAGCGAACCAGGCTCGAGCTTCTGGTCATCGGCACTAATCATGATTCAACCTGCGCGCTGAAGACTTGCTGGAACGTGGTCGTCAGGGTGAATTTCTGCCCTCCATGTGGCTGCAACTGCCAGCCGCCGGTGGTGATGAACGTGCCCTGCTTCGCCAGTGGCGGCGTCCACAAAAAATGATCCGTGCTCTTGTGGCGGATGAAAAACTCCTGGATTGGGTCCAGATATTCGTCAGTACCGGTAAATGACACTGACCAACTGCTCGTCAAGTTATTAATGCCCACGGACATGCGCTGGCTATAACCATTGCCGAACTGCGAACTAAGTATATTGGCTTGGGTTTCGCCGCTGGAGTTAATGCGCGGCGACCAGGTAAAGGTTTCGGCCATTAGCCCGCTCTCCTGTTATTAGGGTCAAGCAGACCGTTTTGACCTTTTTCGTTAATAATTACCCCGCGTGCAATCCTTGGCATCTCGGCTCGCACAGTAGCCAGCAGGGCCTGCCCCATGGCCTCGTAATCCTGAGCGGACTCGACCGTGCCACCAGAGCCATCGCCATTGATAGTGATGTTGATCTGCGGAGCGGACTGGGATTGATTAGCGGCGTCCGGCGTATTGCTGAGGAACTGTTTCAAGTCCTGATTAGTTCGACCGTCCACCACTCGCTCACCTTTTTGCAGCAGCCAAGTGCCTTCTCGCGGAATGCTGTCGATGCCGTCGTGGGCCATGCCGGCCAGAGTCATTCCGGCAACCATGCCAGCGTTGGCGTAGCCTGCGGCCAGCAATGCAGTACCTATCGGAATACCACCAAGGATTGTCAATTCTGCTGGCGCTTTGGCGGCGGCAATCTGCGCATTCATAATGATGGAGGCAACAGCAAAGGCTTTTTGTGCGAGGAAAAGCACCTTGTAGGCGCCAGATTGTTCACCCGCAATTTTGCCGACCATATCAGCAGCATTTCCCGACAGCTCACTGAATGTGCTGAAGACAGCCGCCTTATAACTTCCTTGAATTTCTGCCAGCTTTTGTTGGTTGGTCATGTTGATCTCAGCAACACGATCTAAATACTCTTGCTCTCGGATAAGCTTTTCGGAATGCAGCTCAGCCTGCATAGCCAGCTGTTTCTCATGCCAGGCCTTGAGTTCGGCCTCGGCTTCTACGGATTTGATCAGCTCGCCCATCGGTCCGCTGACCTGAGATGCAGGCCCGCTGAATGTAGGCGCCTCAGTCACGGTGGATTGGGAGATGGCCTCAGCCCCGGCCCGATACTCGTCACCGCTCAACTTCCCTGCGTCATTGGCGGCTTTCAGGACCTGAAGTCGGTCCCGAGTTGTCGCCAGCAGACGTTGCTCCTGAGTCTGCATGCTGACCATCAACCCGTCGTAAGCCTTGCGCGCGTTGAGCGCATCCAATTCGATGGCCGCGCGCTCAAGGATGACCTTGTTCTGCTCGGACAGCCCGGCAAGTTCGCCGTGGCTGAGTTGCTGGCGTACTCGGCCCAGTTCGGTGGTTTCGCCGTGGAGAGCAATTTGTTGGGAGAGGCTGGAAAGGGTTTGGCTGTAGGCGTTGTTAAGTTGAACGACTTGGCGCGTATGTTCTTGGGTCGCTTGCGGACCAGCGTTTGGTTTGTTTACCGCACCTGGCTTGGCCTTATCCTCAGGTTCGTTCAATTGGGCATCAAGCACCTGAGCGCCTTGATCGTAAGATATGGCGGCTCTCTTCTTCTCATCGTGGGTCGCGGCTAACTCGGTGACCATTCGAGCTGGCTTACCGCTGAGTTCCGCCTCTGTGATGAGCTGCTGACTTGCAGTATCCATGCTTACGCCTTCGGCGAGACGACGGTCAAAAGCGGCAATCGCTGGGCGACGCTGGTGAGGGATCCCAGAATCGAAATCCCCCAACTTGCCACTGGTCATGGCAATAGAGCGAATACTCCGCTCAGCCTGCGCGGCAGCGGCCTCGGCCTGAGCTTTTTGCTCAAGGACACCGTCGAGCATGTAGCGCACCTGAGCCTTGCTCAACTTGGCAAACTCTTCACGCAATTCACTCACCGGCCGCTTGAGATCGATCAGTGATTGGCGAGCCTTGTCACTGTTATCGCTGAACAGCAGATAACCCGCGGCAACCGTTCCCAGAGTCACAGCCAAGCCGACAGGCCCGCCCAGCACTCCCAGTAACCCCGCGCCAGCGCGCGCCGCACGCGAACCGGCAGCCGCACTTGCAGCTTGAGCCGCCGCATGGACGCGAGTGGCTTGAATATCGGCGAGCCGTGCCAGACGCAAACGGCTGAGAGCAGCGGTGTGCAGGTCAGTAGAGCGTGTCGCCTGAGCATGTGCCTGCGCAGCGGTCAATTCTGCAGCCGCGTGCCGGGCAGCCATGGTCGACGCATCAAGCTGTGCCCGCGTGCGGGTTATTTCGGCAGCGTGGGCGGTGCGCACAGCAGCGATTTGCACATAGAGGGTCTTGACCATTTCCGCTGACTGGAGCGTGGCGTAGCCAACCCCTAATCCAGCCGCAGCGCTGGCGAGCAGGTTCATATTATCGGCGGCCGAGCCTATGACGCGAGATAACACCTGAGTGGTGCCCGTCGCACCGTCAACATCACCGACCCACTTTTGAAAAGCGTTTGACAACCCATTCATGGAGCCGCTGATTGAATTGGGCATGGCAGCAAACTCTTGCTGCAATACCCCGAGCTGGCTCAGTAGCGCCGGCAAAACCTTGTCCACAGTGAGTAAGCCGTCATCAGCAAGAACTTTGAGTTCACCGCTGGTTATTCCTAACCCCGCCGCCAAGGCGGATAAAACTCGCGCGCCATCGGCGCCCATTGCCTTGAAGTCTTCACCATTTAAAACACCACGCGCCAACGCTCGCGAAAATTGGCCCATGGCCAGAGACGCTTCAGTCGCACCTGCCCCAGACAACTGGCTGCCGATAACCAGCGCCTCGGTCAGCTTGAGGATATCGCCGGTGGCGAAGCCGTAGTCCCGCATGGAACCCGCCGCCTGACTGAACACATTAGCGTTTTCACTAAACACTGAACCGGTTTTCTGGCTGATATCAAAAAGTGTGTTTTGCGTCGCCGCTAAATCGCTGCCGCTGACGGATGCCTGCTTGAGGCGTGCATTGATTTGAATCCAGGCGTCGGCTTGCTTATGCAGCTCCGACACCTTAAAAGTACTTGCCATTGCCTGTGCGTACCGACCAGAGCTACGCGCCAATGCATCCAACGCGTTAGTTTGCGCACTAATAGCTGCCTGCTGAGAACGCCAACTGGCTATCGCCTGTAAGTTACCGTCGCTGATCACACGCAGATAACGCTGCGCAGCAATGGTTGCCCGCTCTACTTCCCGTTGATAGGCACGTGTTTCCGCAGTGGCATTGAGGGCCAACGAACGGAGCTTGTTTCCTTCCATATTGTTTCTCCGGCCCAGGGGCAACGTTTCGACGATTACGAGTGAAGTCAAACGTAGAAACCTGTCAAGGCATTAATTTCTCTAGCGCCATAAAACATTGAGAATACGCAGCACTGCCAAACTCATTTACGATTTCCTTTTCAATTCCGTTATCATGCACCCGGGGATATTTAAATGCCCGTATGACGTAAAGCTTTGAAAGCTTTGAAATAGTGATATCTTCACTGCTTTCAGACGTCTTCATCATCTGAGACATTTCCAATCCAAATTGACGACTCCTCATAATGCTCTTTGCAAGAGTTGAATGCGCCTCACACACTTCATGTATGCTGTCATCTGCCTGTGCGGCGCCTGTCAACGATGCCAATACAGACATAGCAAATACGAAACGAACATAGCCTCTCATCGCAGATACCCTTTCACCCACTTCAAGCCTTGTGAAGGCATGTATCAACCCATCATCTAAAAAACACTGACGATAAGACTCATCCAAATACTTATAACAACCCAGATAGATGCTATTTCCGAACTGAAGCGCTACCTCCTCCTTCATACCCTGATCATGAACCAAAGGATAACCATACACTTTTACAATGTAATCCTTAGTCGACTCACTCATACTTATCATGACTTTATCACTAGGGTTATCAGCAATAACGTCATCAATTTTCCGGATAAGCTTCGACATCTCATTCCCTGAATGGCTCGCATTCATAGCTGATTTTGTAATCGACGAAAGATGTTCACAAAACACACTAGCGTTAAGTTCTGCATTGGCGCGCCCAACAACAAGCAGTAGCAAAACTGCAAAGAAACTTAGCAATAGGGGATTCCTGATTACATTAATCACTGCAACCGTCCCTCAAAGAGCTGTGAAAACTCACGCAACACTCCAGAATCCGCGCATGCTTGCCAATACGAAGTAATCCAATACCAAAATCATTCAACCAGCCCTACCCATCAAATACCGTTTAAACATCTCTTCACCTTGATCAACCTCCAACTCATCCACGCTCTCCAACTCTTGCTGGCCTCGCCACTTAGGCATCAAATCCAGCGCGGTCACTTTTGCACCCTGCGCTTGAAACGCTGACGCAGCGACAATGGAAGCCTGGATATCACCACGGACATCTCCCAGTGGGGATTCGCGGTCATAGGCCATCCACAGTAATAACTCTTCTGCGCTCATACACTCGCGCAACTGTTGCAGTGTCATCCCGAGCCGGAGGGCCAGAGTTAGCAGGAATGCTAACTCTGGCTCCTCCGTCAGGCGTTTCCCGCTGCTGCTACCGGGTCAGGCGAGTCAGCGCCCACCTCAACGCCACTGAGCTCAAATGCCTTGCAGACCAGTCGATCGTGTACCGGGCTGAAAGCCTTGCTGACTTCTTCAATATCATCGTCACTAAAGACGCGCTGGCCGATGGGATCGAATAAAGTCCTCCCCATCACGAATGCATAAAGCGAGGCGGAAGAAATATCGCCATTCAGCCCCTCTTGGGCCAAATCGTCACCGGCTGCGCGGGTATCCGAACGCCCCCCTTGCACCAACGCCAGAGCACGCCGACGATACTCGACCCAGTCACCGGCACTCAAAGCCCGCACGATGACTTTTGCGTCGGACCACTCGGCCACCGACACCAGCTCGTGCTTGAAATTAAGCAGCGGATCAAGTGCCAGCGTTCGGATACTGGAGCTGTTACTTCTGGCCATCGTCGCTACCCGCAGACGGCATTGGTACTGGCGCCACAGCGGCGATATCAAAGGAAACAGAACCGGTGATTCGAACGTTGAACGTACCGTTCACTGTGCCATTCGGTGCAGCGTCCCAAGTGAATTGAGTAACCAACCCCAGAAAGGCTGATTTGCTGCCGTCGATGAATTCGGCCTTGAATGCGCGCGGATTGCCATCATCGCGAGCGGCTCGCAAGACCATCTGCGCCTCATCATCGGCCTTCCAGTTACCACTCATGCTGAACGTGCCATTGTCAGCGAGACCCACGGTAAATTCTTTAGCCTCGCTAGCCAGTGTTGTCACTTCGATCTCGTCCGACTGCCCACCCTGGAATTGCGGCTGTTTGATGGTCACCGACAGGTCTGCCCAATCCAGCTTTGAATCAGCCGGGTCGAGCGTGGTCATCTTGGAGACTGCAAGGCGAGTGCCTTGGGTTTTAACAAACTTTGCCTTTGTAGCTTCTTGTCCAGCCATTAGAAGTTGCCCTTACACAGTTAGTGAAATTCAGATCAGGGAAAATCTTTTACTGACAGCGTTAGACTCGTGCAACCTCGAACAAGGAATCCATGGTGAATATCTATCGAACCCAAGGTCAACGCAGAGCCAATGCGAAACCTTAGCAAACCAACCATATAGATACGGACCTCTTCTAGCCACCCAACACAAATCACAAGTGACGACACAATAAATATCTACCACCTCTCGCCTTGGCAATAGGACAGTGTTGTTGCCCACCCCCACGCCCACTGCCTGCCAACGAGCACTAAACATGAAAGCTAAAGACTCCGGCGTTACCACGTTAGTCACGCGTGAATCAGACACCACTGAAATGCTTTACCGAATATTCGGTGAGGTGCTGGTCCCACTGGACAAGGTTAGAACCCATTATTTCCGAAATCTGAATGAACAAACGTTTCTGGCGGAAATCACCAGCGGCCGAATCCGCCTACCAATCACCACCCTGGACACAAGCCGTAAAGCAATTAAATACATACACATTCGCCATATCGCGCTACTCATTGAAACACGTGCAGACAAAGCCGCAGATAAATCTTCCAGCCATGCTTCCCCAATCGATTAACACTCTGGATTGGCGCTCTGATGAGCGCCACCAAGAGAAAAAACCTCTTACCCTTGGTTTTTATCCAGCGACTTTAGCTTCTCCACACAATAAGGCGCCGCCTGTTTCATCCCATCATCGCGATGCAGGGTGTAGTCGGCGCCAAAGTAATAGTTGGCTCTTAGTACTAGCACATGACTACCCAAGCTCTTGATCGTGGTACGAGAACTGTCGGCATACCTAAGCTCTTTGCCGTCGTACTTGATACGGTTCAGTGAATCGCGTCCATTCCAGGAAGCACACATCACCCCCGTGCCATCCTTTTCAAATTTCGTGGTGGTCAGATAAGGGCCAATGCTGCCCGTCCATATACCTACTAGCTTCTGCGGAACAGGGACGGCCACCACGGCCGGGAAATTGTTGTTCTGCATATCAGTGATCATCGTGGCGCAGCCAGACACACTCAACACAACAGCAGCTAACAAAGGTAAACGCAT